ATAAGGGCGTCGTTGAAAATTATTTGCGTTTAGTTGCTGGCAAAAAAACTATTATTTTTGCGTCAAACGTTGAAAGTTCTAAACAAGTAAGGGACGAATTTTTAGCTTCAGGAATAGAGGCAAGGCATATCGACGGTGCAACGACTGAGAAAGAACGTACCGAAGCGCTGGAATGGTTTAAAAATACCCCAACGGCTATTATTTGTAATTGCGGAATTTTAAATGCTGGCTATGACGAACCAACGATCGAGGCTGTAATTTTATACAGGGCAACGACTTCGCTACCTTTATTTTTGCAAATGGTAGGGCGTGGATCACGAACGGAAAAAGATAAACAAAGTTTTTATTTATTGGACTTCGGAAATAACGTTCAAAGGTTTGATTTTTGGGAAACGCGAAGATTTTGGGACTTAAAAAAAGCTGAAAAAAGAAATAGTATTGGCGCTTCGCCTGTTACTGACTGCAAAAATTGCGGGGCTATTATTTCAAATAAGGCAAAAGGTTGCGACTATTGCGGTTATGCTTTGCCCGAAAAAGAAGTTTTTGACGCTGACGAAATAGCTGAATTAAAACTACTAACAACGGCGCAATTAATGAACGATTCGGATATTTACGAAAAGGTTAAGCTCGTTAAATCGGGACTATTAAAGGCGTTTTATGTATTGCACCAGCTAAAAACAAAAGACGAAGCCGTTTTATTTTGTAAATTAATGGGCTATAAAGACGGATTTTTATATCAGAACGCGCATAGATTTAAAATTTTCCAATAAAAAGAAACTAAAAAAGGTATAAAAAAATGAAAATATCTGAAGATCGATTACAACAGCTTTGTTTTATGCACTTTACGAATACTTACTGTTTAAAACACCACGAACCGCGTTTATTAATGTTCAGCGTGCCAAATGATTCGGCAAGTGTTACGGAGCAAATGCGAAAAAAAGCGACTGGCTTAATTGCTGGAGTTTCTGACACGATTATAATTTTTCCTAATAAGGTTGTATTTTGTGAATTTAAAACGCCTACCGGCAAACAAAGCGATTCGCAAATAGACTTTGAGGCGCGCGTGAATAAGTTAGGTTTTGAATATTGGATCGTTAGGGACTTAGAAACATTTAAAAATTTGGTAAAATGCAACATTTAAAAATATTTTTCACTTCGTTTTTACAAGTTGGTTTCGTTTGTATAAATACCGTATTGATCGCAAAAGGTTACGTTTTAGGAATTTTTATCGCTTCGATAACGATTAGTTTAATTTGGTCTTATAACGTGTCTAAAATCGCGTTATCTACATTTATACAAAAAATGATTTATTCGTTAGGGGCTGGAGTTGGTTCGGTTGCTGGATATTATTTTATTAATTTTTTCCTGTAATGCACGCGATTTATATTGTTGATCTTAAAATTTCATTAAAAAAACCAGCCAAAAACACAAAGTTAATAGTCAAAATATTGGAAAAATACCCTGTTATTTTGGACGAAAACAAAAATTTACCACAAAAAGAAAAAAATAAATTAGCCCTGAAACACTTGAAAACATTAGAGTTATGCGATTTTGAAATAAAAAATTTAAAATTTTCCTCAAATATTTGTTATCAATATAAAAGTTTATAGTATATTTGTAAAAACAAACATAAATTTAAAACGATGAAAAAAGCAGAATTTAAAAAAAGATTTAATTTAACTGAAAATCAATTTAAAGGAATTGATAAAGTTGGTGGTTATTTGGATTTAAGAAATCTAACAAGTATTCCCGAGGGCTTCAACCCTACCGTTGGTGGTTCTTTGGATTTAAGAAATCTAACAAGTATTCCCGAGGGCTTCAACCCTACCGTTGGTGGTTATTTGTATTTAAGAAATCTAACAAGTATTCCCGAGGGCTTCAACCCTACCGTTGGTGGTTATTTGTATTTAAGTAGTCTAACAAGTATTCCCGAGGGCTTCAACCCTACCGTTGGTGGTTCTTTGTATTTAAGAAATGGCTTAACTGCTAAAGCAAATGAACTAAAAGGAGAGATAACGTGGCAAAATGGAAAATACATTTTAGTTGACGATATTTTCACCGAAGTTTTACATAAAAAAGGTAACATTTATAAAGTCAGAAAATTAAATGAAACTAAAGAATTTTATTTGGTTACTGATGGATTAGATAAATGGTCGCACGGTGATACAATTAAAGAGGCAAAAGAAGATTTAATTTACAAAATTTCAAATCGTTCAAAAGATGATTTTAAACATTTGAATTTAGATAGTGTTTTGAAATTTAAAGAGGCTATTGAATGTTACCGTGTAATAACTGGAGCTTGTTCGTTTGGAACTAAAGACTTTATTAAGTCAACTGGATTAAAAAATAAAAGCTATAAAATTAGTGAAATCATTGAATTGACTAAAAATAGATATGGCAACGAAAGTTTTTCTAACTTTTTTAAATTAGTATAAAAATTTATACTATATTTGTCAAAACAAAACATAAAACAAAATGAAAAAAGAAGAAACACAAACACCAATTGAAATTGATAATTTGCATAATGCAATTATCAAAGTAATGCAAGACGTCAAAAATATCGACAAGTCAATGACTATCGGCGAGGGGCGTAATTCTTATAAAGGCGTAGCCGACAAAGACGTTAAATTTATTATAGGTCAATCAATGGCAAAAAACGGTTTAACCTGTTTACCTATAAATATACAGCCGTCTATGAAAGTTGAGCGTTGGGAGGCTTTAGATTACGCAGGAAAACCAACGATGAAACAGTCAGTTTTTACGGAAGTACTTTGTACCTACAAAATAACGCATTCATTAAGTAACGAATCTATTGAAATTCAGGGCTACGGACACGGCGTTGATGCTCAAGATAAATCGGCTGGAAAAGCGTTGACGTATGCGCTTAAAAACGCTTTATTATATATGTTCTTAGTACCGACAGGATCAATCGAGGACACGGATAATACGCATTCTGATAAAATAGAAACACCAGCATCAACAAAGCCCGAAATAACGCCTGAGCGATTCGTTAAGGCTTTGGAAGCGATTACAGCTGGAACGTACAAAAAAGAAACATTAGAACAAAACTTTAACTTAACAAAAGATCAAAAAGATGCAATTTCAAAACTATAAATTCCGCCCGTCAAGTATCGGTAAAATAATGACTGGATTCGATACGCCAAATTTAACGGAAGTAATGGATCGCGATTTAAGCGAATTACTTGCAAAAGTTACCTTAACAGAAGCGCAAGCAAAAAAACGCGACGAATTAGTAAAGCGTCGCGATGCTGAAAAACAGCTTTCGGCTGGAGCAATTACATACGTTCACGACTTAGTAGATCAAATTTATTACGATTATAAAGATTTTATTACTTCTAAATATTTCGACAAGGGTATTATTTGCGAACAAATGGCAATTGATTACTTGAATACTAATTTATTTACTAATTATACGAAATTCCCTGAGGGAAATTACGAAAATGATTTCTTAGTTTCTAAGGGTTGCGATATTAAGGACGGTCGTATTATTCGCGATATTAAAAACGCTTGGAGCAAAAAAACAATGCCACGTTTTAAATCTGAAATTTTATCGCACGATTACAAATGGCAAGGAATTGCGTATATGTATCTTTTTGATGCTGACGAATTCCATTTGGACTACGTTTTAATGTCAACACCTGAAAATTTGATCGGGTACGAAAACAAGGATTTACATAACGTTGAAAATTTAGCTTTTGAAAAACGATACAAAACAGCTTCAATAAAACGCGATCCAGCTTTGGAAAAATTAATCGAACAAGCTGTTAAATTAGCTCGTGTCGAAATGAATAATTATTTTGATTTACTTATTAACGATTAGGTTGCCAAACCACAGGGGCGCGCCTGTAACGCGCATTTTTTAGTCAGGTGGCGGAATTGGTTACGTAAAAGGAGTTACTCTTTGAAACACAGGTTCGAATCCTGTCCTGACTACGAAATCCTGAAAATACATACGTCCGTTTACGGCTATGGAAGTGGTTGACAGCACGGAAAGACGGCATTTTTATTAACTATTTATTTTAAAATTATGTCAACAATTACAGGAACATTAAAAACAATTAACGAAATACAGGTTATTTCAGAAAAATTCAGTAAAAGAACAGCGGTTATTTTAACAACTGGCGATTATCCACAACCAATTGAAGTTGAATTTATCAACGACAAAACTGATCTTTTAAATAATTTTTTCGGAGGCGAACAAGTAGAGGCTAAATACAATTTAAGAGGGCGCGAGTGGGTTGATAAAACAGGACAAACGCGTTATTTTAATACGATCCAAATTTGGGATATTAAAGCGGTTTAAAATGGAAAAATTTAAAAAATTCCCGTGTGCTACGGCTTTCGAATTGGACGTTATCAATACCGTTAACAAAGTTATTCGTGAAAAAAAACTATCTGTTTTCAGCGTTGCAAAGTCAATGAATTACACGAATACAAAAAATTTAAAATCTATTTTAGCGCACGAAAAAAGTTGCACAATTGCAACGTTACAAAAATTTATTGATTTTATAGATTTACAAAATGATCGCAACGATTGAAACATACGGCGTTAAACATTCAGTTGAAACAAAAAACGATGAATTAGATTCTTACGAATTTTGCTCGGAAATGTTTAAATTGATGTTAACAGCTGGATTCCATAAAGAAAATTTAATTGTTTCTTTACAGGTAATTATTAACGAGGAAAAAGAAATAAGGGTAAAATATGACTTATAAACAAATAATAAAATTTTTTAGTATTATTTCTTACTTTCTTCTTGGGTTAGCAATCCTTGATTGGATACTTTTTGAAGAAGGTAATGTTCCTATCTACATTCTTTTTTCAGCTATAATTGAAGTAAGAATACACTTATTCAAAATTCAACGAGAAATTAACGAGAAAAAAAAATAAGGGTAAAACCTTAAAAACTTAAACACAAAATAAGGTTAAAACCTTAAAAAACTTAAACAAAATGAAAAATAAAAAAGTACTTAAAACAATTTTAGTCGTGTTTTCGGCTACTATTTCATCGCTTATAATTCCCATTTTTGGTCAATGGTACGGACAAAAAACAGGAATAGAACCGTTTTTCTTTTATACAATTTCAGGCTTTGGAGGCTGTGGAATTGTTATCGCTTCACTTTTTAATATTTGGGATAATGACTAAGAAACAAGCTAAAGAAACATTGTACAATTATTGGGAAAACGGCAAAATTCCAGCTAATTTCACGGAAGATCACAGCGAATATCAAAGGGCTATCAATCAACTTGTCGAATTAGGTTATTTAATTTTTTCAGATTTTTTTTAATTATGACTAACATACACAATTACGCAGATTTTACGTGGAAAGTTTCTAAGATCCTGAAAGGCTCAGGGCTTGCGCCAAAAAACGGAATTTGGCTAACTGTTAAAACTAAAAATTTGGGGACGATTTCAAAGCTCGTTCCCGTTAATTTAACGATTGATCAATACGAATATTACGCTAAATTGTTACGCGTCCAGCTTCATAACGATTCAGGCTTACCAATTAGCAAAGCTCCGAAATTTATTCGGGACGCTGTAAAAGCTGAACGAAGCGTTTGGCGAAAAATTACTAACTTTATTAAAAATTTATTCAAATGAAACATTTATTAAATTTCCCGACGTATCTTTTGATTCGGTTTTTACAGTTGCCTTTATTTTGGCGATCTGTTTTATCGTATTCAAAACATACATTTTTAGCGCACGACTATTTTATCGCTGTATTTGGTTACTGTGCGATTTTATTTAGCTGGCATTTATTATGGATTGGCTTTTTAACTTATTGCGCATTCGTATTTTATGAAGTTTATAAAGATTATATGTTAAACGAAAAATTAAAGGATCAAGAATATTAAAATTATGGAAACTAAAATATTAAAAATTTCTGAAATTAAATTAAACCCGAACAACCCACGTTTAATTAAGGACGATAAATTCGAAAAATTGGTTAATTCTATTAAGGAATTTCCTGAAATGCTAAAAATACGACCTATTGTAGTCAATAAAGATATGATTATTTTAGGCGGAAATATGCGATTTAAGGCATGCAAAGAAGCGGGGCTAAAGGAAATACCTGTTATAGTAGCAAACGAGCTTACAAGCGATCAAGAACGTGAATTTTTGATCAAAGATAACGTTTCTGGGGGCGAGTGGGACTGGAGTTTATTAAATGACTGGGACAAAGACGAACTCGATACTTGGGGTTTAGATGTTCCGAATTGGTCGTTAGGTCACGATATGAATGATATGAACGACGAAGATGTCGATGTTACTGAGGATTTCGATCCTATTGGGGTTTCGCTTGGATTGCATAAAATAGTATTTATTTTTGATAGTGAAAACGAAGCTAAACAATTTATTGAAGAACACCATAAACAAATTGATTATAAAAAATTTAGTGGTATTTATCAGGTAAATTTATCTAATAATTATGGAAAATAAATTCCCTGTTTACATAATTTCAAAAGGTAGGGCTTACAACCCGTTAACTGCTAAAATATTTGAAAATGCAAATATTGATTATTTTATAGCCGTTGAGCCTCAGGAACAAGACGATTATATTAAGGCGTTAGGGAAAAATAGGGTTTTAGTTTTACCATTTCAAAATTTAGGGCTTGGTAGTTATCCGGCACGAAATTATTGTTGGGAACACGCTAAACAAAACGGCTTCAAATATCATTGGTTATTTGACGACAATATTATAGAGTTTAGAAAATGGATCAACCAAAAAAGACAAATTATAAAAGAAATTTCTTCAGCTTTAATTTATGTCGAAAATAATGCTATATTAACTAACGTCGATATAAGTGGTTTTGAAGAATACAATTTTTGTATTAATTTACCTAAAAAACCATTTAAAAATAACTGCCACGTTTATAGTGCTATGTTAATAAAAAATAGTTTGCCTTATCGTTGGCGATTAAAATATAACGAAGATGTCGACTTATGTTTACAGGTTTTACATAATGGGGGAACGACTTCGAGTTGCGTTTATTATATGATGAATAAAGTAAGCACTTCGGTAAAAATGAAAGGAGGAAATCAAACGGAATTGTATAAAGGAAATGATCCTAAAAAAAACCTTTTAAAAGCTAAAATGCTCGAAGCTGTTTGGCCGCAATATTCAAAAACCGTTATAAGGTTTAAACGACATCACCATTTAATAAATTGGCGAGTTTTTAAAAATAATAAAAAATAAAATGGCATACGACAAGGAAAAAATATTAGAACAGGCAAAGGAAATGATCGTTAAACACAAATTGTTTTTTATCGACGATATTTGCGCTTTTTTACCAATTTCAAGGGCTACATTTTACCTTTGGGAATTCGACAAACTGGACGAGCTAAAAGAACTTTTAAACCAAAATAAGACGGAATTAAAAGTGTCTTTGCGTTCAAAATGGTACAAGTCAAACGCGCCAGCTTTACAAATGGCGTTGATGAAATTGATCGCAACACCTGAAGAACTTAAAAAGTTATCGATGCAATATAACGACCATACAACGGACGGCAAAGAAATAAAACAAGCTCCGTCGATAGTGTTTAAAACGTTTAAAAACGATGAATGAAATTGAAATTTCGAGTAAATTCGAACCATTATTTCAATTATTGGACGATACGGCGTTCCCTGAAGTTGATACAGTCGTATTGACTGGGGGACGATCGTCGTCTAAGTCTTATAACGTTGCTTTGTTGTCGTTAATTGGTTTAGTTCAATACGGCTGGAAATCGCTTTATACACGATTCACGAATACAAGTATCGGGGATTCAATTAAGACAGAAGTAAGCGACAAAATAGAACTTTTAAACTTCGAAAATTACGTCGAGGATCAAAAATATCAAATAATTTCAAACCATAACGACGGACATATATCGTTTAAAGGTATAAAGACTGGATCTAAGGGACAAACGGCTAACTTGAAAGGGCTTTCAGGGTTTAACTGTTTTATCGTTGATGAGGCGGAAGAAATCCCGTCTTTTGAAACATTTAAAAAAGTATTTTATTCGATACGACACAAAGAACGTCGTAATTTATCAATTTTGATATTAAATCCAACAATAAAAACCCATTGGATCTATAAAAAACTATTCAAAGAAAAAAATATTCCTGACGGATTTTGTGGCGTTGTAGATAACGTCCTTTACATACATTCAAGCTATTTAGACGTAAAACCTGAGTATATACCTAAAAATATCGTAAAAGATTACGAGCGAATGAAAGTAGAAAACCCAAACGAATATAAAAATATTGTTTTAGGGGGTTGGATTTCTGAGCTGGAGGGTACTTTATTTAAACGTAATGAATTTAAAACTTTTGCGCTTAGTCAGGTAGATTTTACGGCTTCAGTTGGTAAACTTGCATTTATTGACGTAGCGGACACTGGAAGCGATTTTCATTGTGTTGTAATTGGGGAGCTGTTGGGCGATAAAATTTATATTATTGACGTATTATTTACGCCACTTTCGACGGTTAAAAATGTTGATCTAAGCGCGCAAATTTTAAACAAACACAACCCTGAATTCGTACGTATCGAATCCAACTTCGGGGGATCAATGTACAATAGCCTTTTAACTCCTAAACTAAACACTTCAATAACGCCGTTATCTATTCGGGCCACAACAAACAAACATTCAAGAATTATTCAAATGTCAGGATTTATAAAAAATCATTGTTTATTTAGAAACGATTACGAAATAGGATCTGACTACGATAAATTTATGGAAAACATACACGAGTACACCTCAGACGGCAAAG